TCCAAACTTCTTATAATACTAGAGCTAACCAACATAGACAAGGTGGCACTCCTTTTAGAGGTAATTATGCAAATATAGGCTATACTTGGGATCCTTCAAATAATATTTTTAAAGCACCACAACCTTTTCCATCATGGTCTTTTGATTTAACAACTGCAACTTGGCAGCCCCCAGTAGAAAAACCAGTAACATATAATGATGAAGAGGTTTTAGAACCATATAATTGGGATGAAGAAAACCAACAATGGGTTAAACTTTCTTTATAGATATTCAAAAGTAATTGTCTGAATAAAATTTAAATAAGAATTTTTATTATTTTTTATATAAAAACTTTGAGAAGCAGGAAACATCACAAATTTATTGTTTTCTAAATTAATCCTCCAATTCTTACCTTTTCTTCGATTATCATCATAACTAATAATTATCTCACAAGTTTTTGGTTCTATCTCAACACCATATAATAAAACAAAATCAGGTGAGTTTCTTAAATCCATAGGATTTATTTCTAGTATAGGTCTAGATGTTTCATTCTTTTCATAAAAATTACCATAAGATTTTCTAGTTATTAGGTCAAACTTATGTTCTACTCTCATAAAATCAGCTATAAATGTTTTTAATTTTTCAAACGTATTTGAGTAAGGAAAATCTAAGTTTTCATAATAAGAAGACAACATTATGTCTTTTACTAAATTTTCTCTTTCTATTTCAAATTCTTTTGGCATTTTAACAGAACCAAAATACAACGCAATTTCTGATAATATTTTTTTCTTAATCATTTCTTTTTTTAAAGTGCCCTGGTAAACCAAGAGAAATTCTTTTATCAAATAAATTATCTTGTGAACCTTTAGTTGCACAATTATTATAATGAAGAAACACTTGTGCACATTCTTTACCTTCAAAAGATTCTCTCCAGTGCTCTAACAAGTTTCCTCTATATATTAACATGTCACCAGGTTTTAAATTAACTTCAATATTTTTAAATGAATTAGGTTTCTCTAAATAGATTGGCCAAAGATCACCTCCTAAGTTTAAAGTTGTAGATACTTCACAACTAAATCTGTCTTTGTGACGTTTTAATATATCACCGTTTTTATAAAAGCGAGCATAACTATAATTAGGAGTTAGTTTTAATTTTGTCGCTTTTTCTATCAAAGGTTGACATTTTAACAGTAAAGTTTCCATAGCAATATCCGCATAGTGCACATATGTATTTGAAATTTGACTATCCCCCCAAGTGCCAAACATTGTTTCAAATCGAGAAATATATCTATGTTCAAATAAGATCTTTGAAACTTGTCTTTTCATTTTAAAATAGTTGTAAACAAAAAGGGTTAATTCTTTTGAAACAGCTTTTTTAATTATGATATATTTATTTTTTTTAAAACTCATTTTTAATAAATTGTAAATTAAAATGCATAAATCTGTATGGCTCTAGACCTAAATCTAATGAAAAACCGTGTCTTAAAAAAGATGGAAACAAAATTAGTGTGCCAGGTTTTGGTTTTACATTAATCGTGGAGGATCCAAAATTAATCTCCTCTTCATTTTTAAGAGGTAGATCAGACATTGTTTTAGCCGATCTTGGATCGTGAAATATTGGAAAAGAGGTTTTATTACTACATTTTAAAAAATAAAAACCAGATATGTGAGTATTATAATGAACGTGTCCTTCATGATGACCACCACCATTTTTTGCAAATTCTTGCACCCACATTTCAGACCACTTTAGTTTGTAGTTTGTTAAATTATATCCCATGTGATCTAGTATTTCAAAAGATCGTTTTTCAACATAAGACCGAATGTCCTCAAATCCTAATTCATTTATTAAAGATTTAGAGTGATGAGATAAACCAAAGTCTCCAATTTTTTTATTAAATTTTTTTTGCCTATTTTTTATAAGCTCTTCATTAGTTTTTTTAGCTTCTGATATAAATTTATTTGAAACTTTATTTAAATTTTTTACTAACTCTGGTAGCTCTACTGCATAAACAGGAGTGCCAAAATAACTTTCAAAGTTTAAATTTTCGTTCATCGGTAAGGGTATCCTAAGTTCCAAACCACAAGAGAATATCTAGTTCCTCTTTTTACAGGGCAAACTCTATGCCATACAAAACTAGGAAACACTACAATAGAACCTCTTGGTGATATTTCAGTGCACTTTTTAATGTTGTCTTTTTTTCTTTTATCAGGAAAATTAAAATTAAATTCTAATTCTCCACCCTCATACTCAGAGGGATCAGACAAAGAGCAAGTAACAGATAATTTTCTTATTTTACCATCTTTATCTTTATCAGAATCTTTATATGGTGAATGCCAAGAATCACAATGCCAGTCATAATACTGCCCTGATGAATATTTTGTAAATTGACAAGCCTCCGAATAGTTCCAATCAAAGTTCCATTTTGCTGCTTTATTTGCTTCTTGAATGTAGGGTTGAATCTCTCTATAGATCCAAGGATCATCTAGCCAAACAATTTCAGAGTCTCTTTTCTTTTTTAAGTCTTTAATCTGTTTTTCTGTTACTGTATCTTTTTTTAGATTTCCAATAAGCGCAGTTTCTTTCTTATGAGTTTTACCATACTCTAATACCTCATTACAAAACCTAGGTGTTAAGACACCTTTAAAATAGTAATAATAATTTTCTAAATGCATTTTTAATTATCTTTTTTACTTTCATTTTTACGTTGAAATAACACATCATATATAGTAAGTCAATGTGTGGATTATGAAAGATTATAAAGTAGTTTGTTTTAAAAGTGAGCCAAAAGAAACAATATTTGCCCCTGAATGGGAGTATTATATTTTTGAATCTTTTGTGAATAAATTTAATTTTAAAAACTTAGCTAAGTTAATTTTAAAAAAAGAAAAGTCTATCTTAAAACTACCTTTAACCAAAAGATATGGAAAAACAACAGATGGTTTTACAGGTCTAGGTAAGAACAGCACCACAGTTAGATTTGAAAGTTATAATGTTTTAAAATGGAAGAACACGTCCTTGTTAAAAAAAGCTATTTTAAAAGGCCATGCTGCTATATTAAATTTCTTTAAACAAGAAACACCAAAAGAATTATACATTCAATGTTGGGCAAATATCATGAGAAAGGGAGAGCAAATAAAACCTCACATTCATAGCACCACACCTACGACTTATTTAGGTGGTCATCTTTGTGTTCAGTGTGATGAAACTTCAACTCACTATATAAACCCGATTAATCAAATTAATGATCCTGAGATTTATAGTAGTAAAAATGAAACCGGTAAAATAACTTTTTTTCCAAATAATATTCCTCACTATACAGATATACAAAACTCAGATAATGAAAGAATAACTATAGCTTTTGATCTAGCGATACACAAACCTAACACAGGCAATTGGATCAAATTAATATAGTTTAATACTATGAAGCATAATTTCATATTGATAGATAAAGTTTCAAAGAATGTTTGTGATAAACTAATACACTATTTTAATGAAAACAAAGATAGCTTATCCTATAGAGGTACAACTGCAAAAGGAGTTACGAGTAGCAAAAAATCCTTAGATATAGCGATTGACCCTACAAATAATAATGAACCCTTTTTACAGTATAAAGGAGAACTTCAAAAATGTTTAGATAAATATATGAAAATTTACCCTGAGACTTACACAATGGCTAGATATCAAATGTGTGAAAATTATAATATTCAGCACTATGAGCCCGGTGAGGGTTTTAAAGACTGGCATTTTGAAAGAGGCTCAATAAATGATTCAAAAAGAGTTTTGGTTTTCATGACATACTTAACTAATACCAAAAATGCTGGCACTCATTTTAAGTATCAAAACTTGAAGACAGAATGTAAAAAAGGCTCTACTGTGATATGGCCTGCAGAGTGGACTCATACTCATAGAGGAATTATCTCAAATAAGCACCCAAAAACCATTATTACAGGATGGTGGAGTTTCCTTGCGCCTTAAATAAAAACAAGTATAATGGCTAATTATGGCATTACAAAAAGTACAGTTCTTACCAGGCTTTAATAAACAGATTACAGACACTCAGGCAGAGGGCCAATGGGTTGATGGTGACAACGTTAGATTTAGATATGGCACACCTGAAAAAATAGGTGGTTGGCAACAATTAGGTAATAATAAAATAACAGGTGCTGCTAGAGCTATGCACCATATTGTAAATAGAAACGGTCAAAAATTTTCAATCATAGGTACGAACAGAATTTTATACGCTTATTCAGGTGGTGTATTTTATGACATACACCCTATCAGAGAAACAAACACACTTACCAGCGCTTTTACTACAACCAACGGGTCAGCTATAGTTACAATAACTTTTAGTAGTGGTCATGGTCTAGCTCCTGGAGACATAGTTCTATTAGATAATTTTAGCACGATTACAGGATCTAATTTTGGAGCTTCAGATTTTGATGACAAAACATTTATGGTTACGTCAACACCAACAAACGTGACGATAACAATTACGATGCCATCCAACGAGACAGGATCAGGTGCCACAACATCAGGCGGTATTAGAGTTCAATCTTATTATTCTGTTGGACCAGCAGAACAATTACCAGGATTTGGTTGGGGTCTAGCAACTTTTGGTGGTACAGTTGCTAATGCACTTACAACAACTTTGAACGGAGCAATCAACGATTCTACAACGACTATTGTTTTAACAAGCGTGGTTAACTTTCCATCAACGGGTACAAATCACATACAGATAGGATCAGAGGAGATATCTTACACTGGAATTTCAGGCAACACATTAACAGGCGTGACACGAGGAGCGAGAGGCACAACAGCTGCATCACACTCTGATGGCGCGACTGTTACAAACAGTTCTGACTTTGTAGCCTGGGGTGAAGCAGCATCAGGAGATCTAGTAATTGATCCAGGTCTTTGGTCTATTGATAACTTTGGTGGTAAAATTATTGCATTGATACACAACGGACAAGTTTTTGAGTGGGACTCAAACGCATCAAACGCAACAGCAACAAGAGCAACAATTATTAGTGGTGCTCCAACTGCATCAAGAGATATGA